TTTTTTAGTATTTCTGATAACTCATCAAGTCTTTGATAACCTGTAGGTATCTGTACTCTACGTCCACCAAAATTTCTATCTACCATAATCGCATATCTATTTCTGTAAGAATAAAAGGAACCGAATCCTAATAGTTCTTCATTAAGAAAACCACATTGCGTATATAAATCCAAGGGGCTTTTTGTCACAGGTGAACCTGTAAGAATTCTTCTGTATTTAGCATACTTACCTAGGTTGCAAATAGATTTAGTTCTCTTTGCACTAGGTGTTTTTATTGTAGTCGACTCATCAACAGCCATTAGAGTTTTGTGGCAGTTCATAAACTTTGCGGCAAACTCAAGGCCTTTCTTTGTCGAAAATGCTTCTACATTCATTATAAGGATGTGAAGGTCATAGTCTACTTTGAACAATTGTTGATACTCTTTATCCTTTGCTTTGGATGTAGTCGCAGTCCATAATACTGTTTTGTGATCTATATGACTAGCTAAATGATTAGGTATTTCTTGAGAATACCAGTTTCTATATACACCCTTTGGTGCTATAATTAACGCCCCATTTATTTTACCTTTATCATATAGCATAGCCATATTATCGACTAATACTTTTGATTTACCTGTACCCATCTCCATAAAATATGCGTACTCTTTTTTATTCCACGATTTTTCCAATGCACTTAATTGATGCGCATAGGGTTTAGTTTTAAATTTATATTTCATAATTATTTTCTTCTTTCTAGTTGACAAGTATATAAAGCCTATGGTAAAGGTTGTCAAGAAATAAGAAATGAAAAATAAAATATTTGAATTATACAAACCTAATTCCTTGCAGGAGTTTTTAGAATTTTATAAAAACAACCCTGACGAGAAGTTTGTTTATGTGATTCAACAACCAGCGCCTAACATAAATATATTAAGTGCGTCTGATTTTGGTTATCTTGTAATATGTTTGCCTAATAGAGATCAGGCAATATTATCTACTGCACCATATGTACAGAAGATGAAAAAGAATTTACAAGATTTTCGAAAGCACGATTATTTACTTGCAGTAGGAGATCCTGTAATTATAGGTATATCAACTGCAGCAGTAAGTGAAGTGACAGCAGGTAAATTTAATATGTTGAAATGGGACAAACGAGAGTATAGATACTATCCACTAGAAGTAGATATGTATCAGAAAGGATAACAATGGAAAAAGTAAAAGTGTTTACAGGAAGCGGTAGCTTTGATGTAAGAGATGAAATGTTAAAAGATTCTAAAGATCTTTTAGACAATGTAGAAGTATCAACTGTTGCACAAGAATGTGTAAAGTTGAAACAAAAAGAAGATGAGATTGCTGCATTAGAAGAGCAACTCAAAAGTAAAAAAGCAGAGGCTGATGATATCAGTTCTCGTGTCATACCAGAATTATTACAGGAACAAGGATTGTCAGAAATTAAATTGGCTGACGGATCCAAAGTATCTGTAAAAAAAGAATATAGATGCACTCTTCCTAAAGATGAAGAGAAGAGAACGCAGTGCTATAAATGGCTTCGTGACCAAGGTTTGGGGGACATTATTAAAAACAATGTCTTCGTTACTTTTGGAAAGGGAGAAGATGACAAGGCGGAGCAATTGCTCAACCTTGCGGCAGAGAATGGCTTTGAACCACAACAGAAATCTGATGTGGCTTGGATGACATTGACTGCCCTATTTAGGGAGCGTATCGAGTCCGGGCTCGATATGCCTTCCGATGTCTTTAGTACTTGGATTAAAGACAAAACTAAAATCACCCGGAAATAACTATTGGAGAATGTATAATGGCTAATGAAATAAAAGCTAAACAAGACACATCACTAGCGTTGTTTGGTGATGACGTATCCAAAGGTTTTGAGAATATGACGCAAGAAGATATGGCGTTACCATTTGTCAGAATCTTGGGACAACTATCACCGCAGGTAACTGATGGTGATGCAAAGTATATAGAAGGTGCCAAACCTGGTATGATCTATAATACTGTTACCAGCGAGTTATACGATGGTAAAAAAGGTATCAAGGTTATTCCTTGCTACTACAAAAAAGATTATCCAGAATGGTCGGATAGAGGGGACGGACCAGGTGCTCCAGTCGCAGTTCACCTACCGAACAGTCCGGTAATCGGAACAGGTAAGAGAGATGGCTCAAAGATTAGATTGCCTAACGGTAATTATCTTGAAGAGACAGCTTCTTACTACGTAATGATTGAGACAAAAACAGGTGGTTATACTCCTGCTTTGATTACAATGAAATCAACTCAATTAAATGTCAGCAAGAAATGGAATTCTATGATGAAAACCATACAAATTGCTGATGGCAAGGGTGGATTTGCTATCCCTCCTATGCACGGTGTGGTCTATAATCTAGCATCTACCTTACAAAAGAATGATAAAGGTTCTTGGTATGGCTGGGTTGTGACACAGGACAGAATTTTAGGTCAAGCAGATAAGTCTTTGTATTTGAGTGCAAAAGATTTTTCTGGAAATGTATCTAAAGGGAACGTTCAAACAAAAGCTGATGTGGAAGAGAAAGTATCGGACTCAACTCCGTACTAACCAAAATAGAGGGGGATTGCAAAATCCCCCTTTACAAAGAAAAAAGAAATGATAATGAGAAAAGATAAATTTAAAAATATATTTAGTGGACTTACAATAGCATATGGACAATATCAACCTGGAGAACGTGGCGAAAACGGAAAGCAACAAGGAAAAGCTTTTATTGTACGTGGTACCGTCACAGAAGAACTCTGGGAAAACCATCTTACAGGAAAAGGTCCAGCCCTGGGCATCATCCCCATTACGGAGAACAATGATTGTAGGTGGGGGTGTATTGATATTGACGAATATAATTTTGATCACACTGGCCTCATTAAAAACATTCGGGATAATAAACTCCCTTTAATAGTTTGCCGTAGTAAATCTGGCGGCGCACACGTATTTTTATTCACACGAGAAAATATTCCTGCATCATTGATGCAATCTAAATTAAAATCTTTTGCTATTCTTCTAGGTTATGAAGGGTCAGAGATATTTCCAAAACAAACAGAAATATTAGTGGATCGTGGGGACACTGGTAATTTCTTAAACTTACCCTACCACAATGAAATGAAAGGACTACGTTATGCTATCAACGATACTGGCGCCGGTTGTACACTTGAGGAATTTTTTGAGCTCTATGATATTTATGCGCTCACAAAAGAACAAGTCGAAGAAATTAAAACTGAAGAGAAAAAAATAGAAGAAGCATTTCCTGGTGGCCCTCCTTGTTTAAATAAGTTAGCTTCGATTGGTTTCGGGGAGGGTTCAAGGAACAATGCACTATTTAATATTGCAGTTTATTACAAACAAGCGAAACCAGATAGTTGGGAAGATGAAATTGTAAAAGCGAATATGGAATATATGGATCCACCATTAAGTAATAGTGAGGTTCAACAATTAATTAAATCAGTTAATCGAAAAGGTTATGATAAGTATAGATGTAAAGACGCACCAATAAATTCTGTTTGTCAATCTGGTTTGTGTAGAACAAAAAGATTTGGTGTAGGATTCGGCGAAGAAGAAATGCCATTACTAGGTAGCTTAACTAAATACTCATCAACGCCACCACAATGGTTTTTAGATGTCAGTGGAACGCGGATCGAATTAAAATCAGAACAACTTTATAATCCAGGTATGTTTGCATTAGCGTGTTTAGATCAAGCTAATTTAGTTGTACCTGTACCAAAACCAAAAGATTGGAAACAATATTTTTTAAAACCTTTGATGCAAAATTTACAAGAAGTAGAACCATTAGAGTCTTTAAATCCTACTAATGAAATTACAGGACTACTACAAGACTGGACTACTAACAGACAATCAGCAAGAACTATGGATGATGTATTTAACAAACTACCATACACAGATGACAAAAGAGAATTTACATATTTTAGAATGGAAGACTTTTTTAATTTTTGTAAACGAAATCATTGGGAGAAAGATAAAACACAGACGGGTAATTTAATAAAACAACTTGATGTGTTTGTGGAAGAAGCAAGAGTAAGAGTTAAGAAACAACAACCAAGATTAATTAAAATAAAAACTATGAAACAAGTGGAGGCAACGACTTCAAAAGTTCCTTATCAAGAAGAACACTTCTAATGTTTGATAGAGATGTAGGAAAGAATTGGCACTTAAGATTAAGATTGAAGATAGAAAAATTACAGGAAAGGGTAGACTATTTAAATCTTCACAACAGAATTTTAAGAAACAAATTAAGAAAATATGAAAACAATAATACTAGGACCACCGGGAACGGGAAAGACAACAACACTATTAAATCTAGTGGACGAGTTCATTCAGCAGGGGATAAGGCCTAAACAAATAGGTTACTTTTCTTTTACTAAAAAAGCTGCAACAGAAGCAGCAACTAGGGCTGCAGATAAATTTGGATTAGATTTAGAAAATGATTTAAGTAATTTTAGAACGTTACATTCTTATGCCTTTGCACAATTAGGTATGACTAAAGAAAAAATGTTGGGTCGTGATGACTACAAAGAGTTTGGTGAGAAATGTGGCATACCAATTAGAGTTGCAAAATTTTCTGACAGTGATGGTACATTTAATTCGGATAATGAATACCTAACAATCATCAATACAGCTGCAGTTAAACGAATAGATCTACTAGAGTATTATGATTCAAGACAAAACATACTGGATATAGAACGAAACACATTATTCT